TCTTTCTTAAAGTCTTCTGAGGTTTCCATTTGTTTCTCCAATTTCAAGTTAAAAAATAACACCGTTTTGTATTGATGTTGAAAAGATTATATCATGATTGAGACGAGTCATGCTTCCAATGATTATAAAAAGTTTTTGTTAGGATGGTTCTAAGTTGACTGTCATGAAGTCTGATCATAGTTACAAAACTCTTAGCACTTCCATCTTGAGCTTGAGCTTCTCCAAGCTGAACAACTCTCCATGCTTCGTAACCATGTCTCCAATATACTTTGTCGCAGATGATCATTGTATTCATTACTTCTCCCCATTAATTAATATGTAGCGTTGCTTTAAAGATAGATTCTTAAACCAATAGAACTCAGCTTTAGTTGGATATGTTCCTTTATCAAACCAAACTTTATCTGACCAATATTGAAAGTCAGCTAAAAGTGTCATGTCATCTTCACCTTCAATTTCTATCATTTGCTCACGCTCTTCATCATCAATGATCTCTTCTCTGATTGATTCAAAACTTCTCATTGCACTTCTCCCATTCTAGTAATCTTCACTTGTTCAGTAACACCAGTAAATGTCATACTCTCACCAACTTCAAGATTGAATACTTCATCTTGCTCTTCTTCGTTGTGAAAGTAACTAAACATTTCGTCATCGTTAAAGTATTGTGGTACAGCTTTACCGTAAGCATAGCCATAAATATAGTCGACCTTAAAAGAAAATTTACTCATTACATATCTCCTGTAACTACTGATTCAGAAACCGAAACTAAACATCCACAGTCATCGCAAGGGATGTCTAACCATTTGTCTTGACTGATCTCTTGACCATCAGAATAGAACTTGTAGCCTTCGATCTTTTCTATAGCTTCTTGGACAATTTCTTTTGGTGCAGTCAATCCAGTTTCTGTAAGTTGATTAATAAACATTTCTACCAAGCTACTGACATCTTGTCTTGTAGCTAACCTTGATGAAGTCTTACCATCGAGTAGGTTTTTAATGTGGTTGCGTTGAGTGTCACTTAAAATTATTTTAATATTAGTATTCATAAATCTCCAATTGATGGGGAGGTTGCCCTCCCCTATTAAATTTATTTGCTAAAAAAAGTATCGTTGTAAGCCTCTGATACTAAATGAAGTTTGTCACCTTTTACTGAAAAATCAGCATCAGTAAAACTCCAGTTAGGATTTAATGCTTCAAGGTAATCTTCAGTTGCCCACCATAGGTTTGGCAAAGAATCACCAGCCATGCACATTTCACCTTCTCTTTCATCTGCCCAAATTACACCTTTTTGCTCAAGGCTTGATAAGTAACCACCAATTTGTTGATCTGAAAGATTTTCAAATAATTCATTAAAATCTTCCATAGACTGACATGAATAATTGTCACCTAAAAGACTGTCAGCAGTCTCAGCTCCACATCCATTGTTTGCTAAAAATCTGATTATAAAATATTGTTCGTTTTCTGTTAAGTCGTAAGTTGATTTGTTCATTTGTATCTCCAATTTTAGTTAAAAGTGACACCGTTTAGTTTCAATGTCAGAGACATTGTATCAGTTTTGATACAGTAAGTCAAGCTCATATGCAACTCATTTCATAAAATAAATAAGATCAATAAAAAAAAAGGGTATGATTTACTTCTTGGTTTAGAGTTATTTGAGTAGAAATTACAGCTCAGATAGCAAAAATCCCTAGAGTGATTGAAGCTCTAAGGATTTTCTAAACTGGTATTTGGGCTACCGTTCTGTGAAAGATTATACCATCTCATAGCATATTAGCAAATACTAGGATACGAAAGTGATATGTCTAGCTGATCCATTTGCTTCACTCACACTTTAAAAGAGATTTAGCCATGTATTCCAAGAGGCTGTTGATTGATGTTTGAATAAGAACCTTTATGTTGGTAACCACCTCGGAGGATAATAAATTCAAATGCAGAGTGCAGAAGGCTAAGTACCTATCATAAGGTAGCGATGACTCTGATCTGATTAGCTGTGATGGTTTCAGACATACGGATAATACTGCGAAGGACTTATACCGATGATGATCTCTAGTTTACTTAACTGTGGGCTAGGGATTTCTTTGCTCCGAAACTCCCAACTCAGGAATTACCCGATAAGTTAAGAGATAAGATTAGAAGCTCTAAAAAAAAAGGAATTTATTCCTTAGCTCTACCGAAGATTAGCTTGGGTGCTTCAGCACCGAGCAGACAAACGAACGAAGTGGAGTGCGTTCAGGGTTGATAATAAATGTTAAACCAACCAAGAAATGTTATCGAAGATGATATAATTAAATCTTTTTCAATACTAATTCTCATGATCAAAGTTATATATTATCAGTCTATTCCAGCAGAACTTAAAAGGTTAGGATTGACTCAAGAGAAAGCTGCAACATTGCTAGGATGTACAAGGAGTGGTCTTACGCATAGAATTAAAGCTGACAAACAACAATTCCATTGGGCAATATATGGTCTTGCTAATTATATGGGTAGTACAGAAAACTTAGAAAAAAATGTCTAAAAATGAAAGGGAAGCCTCAACTAAAGCACTTAATGAATTAATGATTCAGTTAGGACAAATAGAAGACAAAAAATTAAAGGAAAGTCTTGCTGAAAAAATCTTAGGGTTATGTGATCAGTTAAAATCTTCATTGATTTTAGATAAATATAAAAACAAACTATGAAACATGAAGAAGATGACATTCAAAAAGCAATCTGTCAGTACCTAGACATCCGTAACATTTGTTATTGGGCAGTTCCTAATGGTGGCTCAAGAAAAGGTGGTGCAATTGAGGGAGCAAGACTTAAAGCAACAGGTACAAAAAGTGGTGTGCCTGATATTACTATTGTGCATGATGGCTTGTATTATGGGTTGGAAGTTAAAAAACCTAGCACGTCAACACCTAAAGGCTATCTAAGTAAGAACCAAAAAGAAATGATTAGTAAGATCGAAAAAGCTGGTGGCGAAGTAAGGGTAGTTTATTCAGTCGCTGATGTTGTTGAATGTACTATGACTTGGGGATTGCTACGTGTCTAGTAAAATCACAGAATCGGCACGTGGTGAAATTTGCCAGTTGCGCCTTGATAATTGCAATAGTGGGATAGATGGAGAGAAGGTAGTCTTTTGCCATGCAGATGGTGGTGGCATGGGATTAAAATCTAAGGATGATCTTGGTAGAGATATTGGTTGGTATGGCTGTTCGTCATGTCATGATTATGCAGACGGTAGGTCAAGTCATCCCTACTACACTCATAAATTTATTCAGGAACGTGTGCAATACGCAATAGCAGACACGGAACGGTTGCTTAAAAAGAAAGGATTGAAGTGAGTTGTATTAGTTTATTAGTTGCAGTATCTATGCACCTTGGTCTTAAAGGAAGTTATAACCCTGTTCATCCACAAGTACGTTGCACAGTAAATAATACTATGGCTGGTGTCTATTACAATAGTGAGGATCGTTTCAGTAGTTACCTTGCACAAAAGTTTGGAATGTTGGAAGTTGGAATTGTCACAGGATATAAGTCAGCAAAAGTTTCACCTATGATTAGAATTATTAAAGGTAACTGGTTTATTGCTCCAGCCTATGAAACTAACCCAAAAAATTATGGCGTTGTCTTAGGATTTGAGTACAAGATATGAATGATGAACAAGAGCTACCATCACCTCCAAGGAGTCCATTTAGATGAAGCGTATACTACACAGAGATAAACCTAAAGCTGAGATTATAGAAAAGATGACACGTGCAACATTTAAAGAGACTGATTGTGATGAAGTTATAGTAGAGATGCTACCAAATAAAGATACAAGATCAGGAAAGCAAAACAAACTGTACTTCATGTGGATTGATTGTTTAGTGAAAGATGGGGAAACAGGAAACAGTAAGGATGCATTTCATCGGTACTTTGCGACAGAATTTTTAGATACAGTTGTAGAAGAAGTTAATGGTAGAACTGTAGTGTGGTGTCCAACTACTAAGACGTTGCCAGTAGGAGTGTTTAAAAAATATCTTGATGACATTAATGACTTTGCTGGATCAATTGGATGTATATTACCCAAACCTGAAGATTTATATGCTTCAGCAATGGGGTATGACAAAATAGGAAAGGAGAATTAATTGGCTAGGGCATTCACTCATATTATTAGCACCGTAGTGCTGGTACTATATTTAGTCGCTTACAACTAACGAGTGTCCTAGACCAATTAGGAGAGAGAATGAATAAAAATAAAATTTACCCAATTGAATTAAAATATAAAGTTTTATTAGAAATGGTTGCAGATGATTACGAAGTAAGTGTTGATTCTGTAGAGGCACAAGTAAAAACTTGTATTATTCAAGATCGATTTAAAATGATGGAAATATTTGAAGCTAATTTAGAGGAGGTAAAACTCAATGGCTAAGACTGGACTGTATGCAAACATACACAAGAAAAGAAAACGAATTGACGAAGGAAGTAAAGAGAAGATGAGGCGTAAAGGTGCTAAAGGAAGACCAAGCGCAATGAATTTTAGGAAGGCAGCATTAACTGCAAAGGATAGAGGTATCTAATGGCAAGACCAACTAAGTGGAGTGAAGAGATTGAGGAGAGAGCTACACGCTACATAATTGATTACCAAATCTATGGTGATATGATCCCTAGCATTGAAGGAATGGCTGAACATTTAGAGCTACACAGAGACACTTTATATGAATGGGCGAAGGATAAAGACAAAGGGTTTTCCGACATATTAGGGCGTTGTATGCAAGTTCAGGCTAAAACATTGGTCAATAATGGGCTTAACAACACGTTTAATTCAGCGATTACTAAGCTCGTATTAGGTAAGCATGGATACCACGATAAGATGGAGCAAGATATAACATCAAGTGATGGAACTATGAAGCCAACAATCATAGAGTTAGTTGCTAAAGTTAATGAGTGAAGTAGGTCAGATAGAATTACCACCTAAATTAGTTCCTGTATTTGAAGGTAATTTCAGGGTTAGGGGTTCGTTTGGAGGCAGAGGATCAGGAAAGACAAGATCATTTGCGTTAATGACAGCAGTCTTTGGTTATCGTTGGGGCATGAGTGGTAAGAAAGGACAGATACTATGTGCTAGAGAGTTCATGAATAGCCTTAGTGAGTCATCATTAGAAGAGATTAAGTCTGCAATACTTTCAGTACCATGGTTAGCTGACTACTATGAGATAGGTGACAAATACATTAAGAGTAAAGATGGCAACATACAGTACACGTTCTCAGGTCTTAGAAGATCACTAGACTCAATCAAATCTAAAGCTCGTATCTTATTGTGTTGGATTGATGAAGCCGAGGCACTTAGTGGTAGGGCATATGACGTGCTAATCCCAACGGTAAGGGAAGTAGACTCAGAGATATGGATCACGTGGAATCCAGAGTCTAAGTATTCAGCCACACATGAAAGGTTTAGAGGCAATCCTCCTGAATCAAGCAATATTGTTAGTTTATCGTGGCAAGACAATCCATGGTTCCCGGACGTATTGGAGCAAACAAGACTTGAGGACAAAGAAAAACGACCTGATATGTATGAACATATTTGGGATGGAGGGTTTTTAATTTACTCTGAAGGCGCTTACTATGCATCAGA